ACTCGTGCCGTTGTCGGAATAGAGGAAGACGGCAGTACTGGGGCCGACGAGATCCAGGAGTTGCCCGAAGGCCGTATCGGCGCTGCGCAGCATCGCCCTGAACTTCACCCGATTAGAAGCCCCGAGACTGGGCTGAGGCCAGCCGGCGAGCAGGGAGGTCGGAGGAGCGTGGAACGGTGCGTGTGGGGCGTTGAGCGCGACATGCAGGAAACGCTTGGAAGAACTCTCGTGTTCCTCCCACCAGCCTCCCGCAGCTTGGACTTGAGCAATGGTCGGATACTGTGTCTCGTTCTCCGTGACAGTGAACGACGCTCCGACCGTGTCCACGCGCTGCCAGTCGTCGTAGTCGACGCTGGGTGAACTGTTGAGGTTCAGCCGCGTACCGGCCAGCCATGAGCCATAGCCGCGCTGGAAGGGGGCCAGCGCCCAGTCGCTACTGTCCGGGCACGGACCGCAGTGCCATTTGCCGACGAGCGCTGTCTCGTACCCGGCAGCCTGGAGGACGCCAGGAAGTGTCGGCAGGGAGAGTGGTGGAGTGATCGCCGTTGGCAGCATGGTTCCGATGTCCTCCCATGTCCCGATCTTCTTGGCATAGGAGCCGAAGAGGATGGCCTGCCGGCTTTGCCCGCAGACAGGATGAGAGAACCCGCAGGACTCGAAGGCTTCTCCTCGGAAGGCCGCTAGACGCGGGCACACATCAGCGCTCGCATCGGTTGCGCTGACGTCATCCCAGCCGACGAGCAGGATATTCACCACGCTGATCCGGAGGCTAGGGGTCTTGTGACTCGCGGGCGACGCGGATCCAGTAGTAGACGATGGTCGGGGATACGCCGAGAGCCTTCGAAATCGAGAAGCCGTTCTCTCCTTGGGCGTGCCGCGTCAAGGCTTCGGCACGCTTGACCGAGTTCTTGGTCGTCTTCTGCTTGCCGCGCATGGCGAGCCCGCGCAAGCGATAGACGTCGCACTTCTTGCGAACAGCTCCGGCGCGGGCGACCCAACTCGCGACCCGCTTCGGCTTGAGTCCCAGCCGTTCCGCAATGACAGCCGAGCTCATCCCCTCGCGGTATAGCTTGATCGCCTCTAGGAACAAGTCGTGCTTTTCTGGCGAAGTCGACCACTCGCCGGGCATCAGGCGTTTCCAAGCTACCGCCTTCGTTGCCCGTTCCTTTTTCCCGGGGTCGCGCAGGTAGGGAAGGATTCGTTCGCACACTAGCCGCCCAGCTTTCGATCCAAGACGAAGGCAGTAGTAGATGGAATCGCTGTCCGGGAGCTGTCGGTTGAAGATCACAGAGCCGACGCCGAGATCCCGAACGATCGAATCCAGGATCTCGCGCCCCTTCTGCCCGATCTGGACATCGCAGCGCGGCTGCCCACCGTTGGGCGATTGAGCGAAGCCGATGGATCCATCGCCGTCGATGAAGCCGGCCAGCCAGGCCCAGAAGGTTTCGGGGAGGTCGTGATTGAACAGGTGGGTTGTGTCGCTCATGGACACAACTATATCCTGCCGAGAACAGATATGCTAGTTCTAGAACCAATCTAGACTCCTAAAAATACGTGCGTGACATAGACCGTCAAAGTCAAACTGCTCGTCTTCACGACCTTCTCCGCCGCGGAAAGTGTCTTCGCAGAAAGGAGTTGACCGCTGGAACTCGTGGCCCCGGCGGCGCGGGAGATCGCGACCGCTCCAATCGTGTAGTTGGCCGTCGTCGTCCCGTAGATCGCCTTGTACGTGATGCCGTCGATTGTGCGGGCCGTGTTGTTTATGTCGGTGTCGGCCGTCTTCGGATAGCCAGACTGGAAGGCCGTCTTCGTCGTGCGGGTGATCAGCTTCCCGAAGGTCGCGGACTTCTTGTTGGCTCCAGTCACCGTCATGGATTTCGCCACGACAACGCGCCCGGCGCTGAAGGTGTTGGTCGGCGTCTCGCCAGCACCTTTCTGGGCGTAATACTGATCGCCCTTGTCGGTGACGATGTTCGGCCCAGCCTCGATGATCCGGACGATCTTGCCCGTCGCGGCTTCGTGGTAGACGAGGACGACGCCTTCGCTATACTTCGATTTTTCGGTTACAGGTCCCATCGTTCCAGCCTTGCTCCGCGTTTGCGGAATTCCTTGGTGGAGAGCGCCAACATCTTGCGCTCGATCTCCCAGCGCACCTTGAAGGTTTCGTCTTCTTCTGGAGCCCAGCTTTCTGCCAGCGGACTACCAGAGCCCCGCATGTCGCACCCGAGCAGGCGCACGTGGCGCACTCCCACTTGGAGGCACCACGCGAGCGCGTGGAACAGGGTCGGCATCATCGGCGCTGCGCCGTCCTCGGAGAACTCCTTGAGCTCCTCCATGTACGTCGGCGTCCGGGTGTAGAGCCGGCCAGCCCCGTCCTCGCCGAGGATCATTCGCCAGCGCCAGATGTTCGGGAAGTCGTTCCCGGAGAAGAGCTTGGCATCCGGATGAACGTGCTCGTGCCATTCCTCCCAGAGGGCCGTGGGATCATCCAACGTCGCCCAGACATCGATCGGAATCCGATCCCCGAGAGCGATGGCGCGATTGACGGCAATGATGGGGCCTGTGAGGCAAGCGACGGCGAGTTCGCGTGGCGAGGCGAAGCACGCTCCAGGACCCTCACAGACGATCGTCGCTTCTCGGTACTTGGTCTCCGGGAAGTCGTGGCAGGACGGGGCCAGAGGCCCCAGGATGGCGGTCTCGGGCGACGCCGAGCGCAGCTCGGCTAGCCCTAAGAGGGCCTGCTCGGTGGACCTCGCGGGCATCAAGAGAGCGACCTTGCAGGGCTTGGCGAGGAGCGTCTACGATGTCCCCGACATGACCCGCTCTGCATGGACGCCCAAAGAGCGCGCGGGCCTCGCCGCGTTCTATCCCGCCATCGCCGCCAAACGGATGCAGGAGCTTCTGCCTGGGAGAACCGAGAAGGCGATCCGCCAGGCGGCCTTCGATCTAGGGATCAAGAAGTGCGAGGCGAGGCGCAGGGAACAGGGGACAGAGAACGTCAACCGGCGCTGGCATCCCGAGGGTCCGCGGGTCTTCAAGGAACCCAGATCCCCGACGCAGTAGAGGGCGGACCGGGTGGCTTGTCAGGGCCGCCAAGGCGTCTTCACCCCGGAGGGAAAGTCCAAGGAACCCTCCAGGTCATCCTTGAGCCCGGTCCGCGCATCCCAGCCTACTCCTCCAATCGATTCTCCAAGAGACCCCTTCCTGGGATTCCTTCTGACCTGTAGGCTTCTCGTATGGCAACCGAGACCGATCAACGCATCTTCGTCTGCGGCGTGACCCAGTACGCCATGTCCTCGGGCAAGTTCGAGGCCGACGACATCGTGCGCCTCGCTGAGCGCGCCAGAGACGCCTTCGTGGCGCTCTGGGGTCAACCCACGCCCGACGCTACCTACGCGCCGCGCCCGTCTCCAGGAGGCTTCCAGAGGCCTCGGACGGCCAGCGCTCCACAGGCCACGATCCAGCCCGAGACGAAGCCCTTCTCGGTGTGGGGTGGCGACCGTGCCTACTTCGGGAAGACCGGCCAGGAAGCCTACGGAATGCCGATTCGGGAGGTCGACTGGGCTCTCTGGGTCGATCAGGCTGCCAAGGGCGATTCACGGGCTAAGCAAGCCCTCGAGATCATGGCTAAGGGCACCATCGGAGATGAGCCCAAGTGGCACCGAGCGAACACGATGAAGATCGCTCGCGCCAAGGCCTGCCTCGCCATGCTCCAGAACGGCCAGTTCCAGCCGGCCGTGGACGAAGGTCCGCCTCCCGAGATCACACCCTTCTAGCTGACCGGCTCGCCGCGCTTCCTGCGCTTCCTGTCCCGATGCACGTTGACCGCCCCGGCTGAGCCGGCCGAGACCAAGAGGGTCGCGAGCAGGGTAGCGGGATCCGTCAGACGTCCGACGAAGTCCGCACCTCGAGCCTGAGCGGTTCTCGCCACCTCCTCGATGCGCTCCTTCGTGTTCTCGATGGCCTTGTCGACGTCCTGGCGCGTGGCGCTCCTGTCGGCGACCGTCGTCTGGAGGTCTTCCAGAGAGTCAGCCACCTCGCGGAGGTCTCCAGGCATCACACAGGAGGTTCCCAGGATTTCAACCAGAAGCACGAATAGAAGAGTTTTCATGCAGGGCATCATGTCGATTCCTTCCCTTACGGTCCACGCTCCTCGAGTCCTTCGCGCCGCCCTGCCGCGTGTGCAGCGGCGCGCGTTGCTTCCACCAGGCGGTCAGCGAGACTGTTCGTGGCCTTGTGGACTTCTTCTACGCGGATCGTGAGCGAGTTCACGTGCCGGCCGTTTCGGAGCGAGATCACGAGCGCGGCACAGGCCGCGAGCGTGGGCGGCACGCTGGAGATGATCGCGACAGCTACGGGCTCACTGAGAACGTAGAGGGTCATGCGCCCCTCCGGACGTGCCCGAGCTTACGGACGCCAAGGCCCGAAATCCTGCCGAAGTCGATCTTCTTGCTGAGCGTGAAGGGCAGGATTTGGTCGCGGAGCCACTGCCACTTGTTCTGTCGACCGTTCTTGCCGTCCATGGGTTTCCCGTACTCGTCGCGCGCTTCCCAGAAGTGGACGAACGTCTTGGTGATGAGGGAGGGCTCTCCGAATGGATAGAAGTTCTCCCGGACCATCTCCTTGATGACCTTCTCGGGATCCTCCCCAGCCACCGTGCGCATGATAGGGTCCGTGAGATAGGAACCGTCATCGAGGTCGGAGACGTCGACGTAGGTGTCGTTGGGCGTCCAGATCAGATTGCGCTGCTCATCGAACTCCGATGCGCGCTTCCTGTTCCGGTCGTCTTGTTCCTGGTCGACGCCATTGACCATGTTGAAGACCTTCGAAGCCAGCGGGTACATGGCAGCACCAGCGAGCGCGTGGGCTGCGCGCTTGAGCCCCTGCTTCCTCACGACCGGATTCGGGTCTTTGACTTCCTCGCTGATGAGCCTCAGGAGCGAGAATGTGTTCCGTCCCTGCTCGGCCTTGAATGCCATGAAAGTGCCGAAGACCGGCTGACGTCTCCAGAAGTCAGGGCCTTTCGCGATCCTGGAGTAGGTTGGCAGGAGATCGCGGATCCGATCCGCCGCTTTCTCCTCGGCGGCAGCCTCCGAGAGGCCCTGTTCCATCAGATTCTTCTTCTCGACCTCCCAGCCAGCGATCTTCGTGAAGTTGTCGGGGTGGGAGAAAAGAGCTGCGGCCTTCTCGCTCGCCTTGGCGATCGTCTTCCAGGGCTGATTGAGCTGCCGCGCAGCCGAGATGTCCCGGATGTCCTTGATCTCTGCGGCCGTGATGGAGGTATCGATCACCCGTAGGCGAATCAGCTTCTCGCGCTCCGCGACCATCTCGGGGCTCTTCCCGAACATGATTTGGCCGATGCGCTTCGCGTTCGTGAAGGCGTGGACGGCGTAGCCGTTCCGCACCAGCGGTGCGATCTGCTGCCAGGCCTGGCGTAGCGTGCCCTTGGGCTGGTCGTAGATCGTCTTGGTGCCCTTCAAGCCTGAGTTGAGGACCGTCAACCACTTCATGATCGGGTGGTTGAGGATCGTGTCCGCGTCGAAGAGGGCCTTCTTGATCTCGGCCGTCGTGTAGAGGTCCTTGCCCTGCACGAGCGGGGCAAGCCGCGGGTTGTCGCCAGCCGATACCCTGGTCGTGTAGTTGGTCCCGCCCTTTGTCGTCGGCTCCTCGAAGAGCCACTTGCCAAGACCCTCCGCGCGCATCGCCACGAACTTCCTATGGCTGGCAATGTGCGCTGCCTGCTTGATGATCGTGTTGGTGTAGGCGACGAGCGGGTTCTTCTCCTCGCCCAGGAATGCCTTCATCTCGTCGGGAATGCCCTTGCGCGGCTTGAAGACGGAGAGGTCCTTTCGCTTCAGGTTGGACTTTGCCATCGCCGCATAGGGGTTCTCGGCAAGGAGTCGTGCGTCGTCGAGCATGGCCTCCATGCCGGCCCGGACCTGCTCCACGGTCTTCCCCTGAAGATCCTTCCTGGCCTTGAGCTCGAAGAGGGCTTGACGACGAAGTTCACCGTTCAGCTTCTTGTTCTTGGCTGCGGCCTCCAGTGACTTGATCGTGGCTTGGTCAGGAGGTTGGCTCCAGGAGACGAGCAGGCTTTCTAGCTTGTTCCTGACCTCCGGCTCAATCTTGTCCGCCCACTTGGGATCGATGTGGGCTTTGTAGGTGGAGCGCATGTACTCGCCCAAGCGCCCCTTGTAGACCTCCGTCATCGTCTGATTGGTCATCCCCTCGTCGATCATGATGCGCGACATCTTGTCCATGTGCGCTCGCATCCGTTCCGTGGGTTCACGCACACCAGGTGGTAGTGCAGCGGTCTTCGCGCCGGTCTGGTCCTTCAAGGCCTCTGTGATGTGCTCGAGCTCGATCGGGCTCGCGGGGTTCGCCTTGTTGTGCGCCTTGACGGCCTGATCGACTGCGCGAGATGCACTGGTCGCGCGCGAGGATTCGACCTCGAGCTCACCCTTCGCGAGTTCCTCTAGGCGCGCAGCGCGCTTCGGCTTGGCGCCGTGTGAGAGAAGGAGGTTCTGGACGAACTTCCTGCCGACCTTCCTGAGCCCCGCCTTCGTCTTCTCGGCCGAGAACTCCGTCGCCTTGCCGCGAAAGGGCGGAAGGCCGGCGAACATCTCGATGATCTTCGTACCGGGCTTCGCCTCGGACTTCGTCGTCGTCTCCAGAGCAGCCTTGGGCTCGGAGACCGGAGCGGGTTCGGGCGGAATCGGCTGTCCGATTTCTTGATCGGCCTTGGCGCGGAGTTCTTCCGGTGCCGCCTTCGGAGGTTCCTCGATGGCTGGAAGAGGCTCACCACCACGGAGCTTCCTTGCCTGCTCGGCGAACTCTGTGTCCAGCATCTCGTCTGGGACGAGCTTCAAGAGTCGATGCGACGACGCGATCTCTTCCTCGCTGGCGCCTGCCGCCTTCCCCATCTGCTCCACGGCCTTCATAGCCCTGGCGCGCCGCTCCTCCCGGGCCGCGCCTGATTCCGACATGGTCGGAGCGGCTCCAGCCACCACAGGCTCAGGCCGCCCGATGATCTTCCTCGCCTGGGCCTTCTCGGCCTCCGTGACCGCCTCTGGCTGTGTGGCCTCAGGAGCCTTCTCCGGCTGGGTCTGGACGGGCTTCGCCTCACCCTTGACCTCCGGAGCCTCCTTGGCCGCCCGTGGTCGCTGGAGCGATCCCAGGAAGCCAAGGAAGCCCCCCACGGCAGCGCCCTCAGGGCTCGTCAGAGAAGCCCCCATTTCCTTCAGGACTTGGCGGTCCTGGCCGGTCAGGACTTCATCCAGCTTGGCCGAGAGGCCAGCCTGAGCCGCCAAAGCCAGGTTGCCCTTCCCCGCACCCTTGGCCATGTCCCAGAGCAGCGTGGCGGAGCTCAGGGCCTTCTGGCCGGCCTCCGAGCCGAACTTCCCGAGGATCCGCTTCAGGGGAGCCCCGAAGCCGAGCTCGTTCAACTGGGCGATGGCGGCATTCCCGAGATAGCTCTCGACCGCCTTCGTCGTGTCGCCGGTCTCCTTGAGCGTCTGGAAGTAGGCAGGAGCCCCGAACTGCGCTCCGAAGGTGGCTGCGCCCAGGCCCGGGTTGACCATCCCGGCCGCAAGCCCTGGAGCGAGTCCGCCCGCCATCGCCGGCAGGCTCTCGCCCAGAAACGAGCCCGTGCCACGCGACTCGGGCGGGTAGATCGTCTGACCGGCCTGTTCGAGCGCTCCTCCGGCAGCCTCCAAGAGGCCAGAGCCGGGCATCGTCTGGACGGGAGGAGCCATGCCGCCCGGCAGAGGCCCACGACCACCGTAGGAGCTCGGCGGCTCCATCTGGGCCATGTAGTCACCCATCGCTCCGACGCCGCGCAAGGCCGTTCCGGTCTGCTCGGTCGCAGAGCCTAGGAACGATCCGATCGGACCAGGAGTCGCAGGCTTGCGCGGGATGATCCCTTCGATGAAGGCATCGGCTTCGTCGGGCGAGAGCTCACGCGCCGGTTGCTTCTTCTTGGCGATCAGCGAATCGAGGAACTGATCCGCCGAAGCTGGATCGAGCTCGGTCTCCCCTTCCTGAAGACTAGCGGCCACGAGCCCACTGCTCCGTGTAGGCCGACAGGTTCGCGTGCGTCAGGGGGATGCCGTTGGCCTGCAACACCTCTCGGATCTGCTTCCCGCTGGTCGCCTTGCTCAGGGCCGCATCCAAATTACCCTTGGCTTGTTGCGTGCTCTGCCGCTTGGTCGAGCCTGGATAGCGCGTTTCCTTCCGTGCCTTCTGCACAGCGACGTGGCGCTGCATGCTCTGTGTCTTCGGCGCTTGAGCGGCGGCTTTGTTCGCTCCGCCGCCTGAAGTGAGCATGCGTTTGCCGCCCGTGAACGGCACTTGCATGGAGCCTGGCTCTCTCGGAGGTTCAGTAGGCCCGTACGCTCCACCGGTTCGAAGATCCGGACCAAAGCCGAGCTGCTGACGAAGAAACTCGACGTCGTCTGGCCGCTTCTCCGCTTCTGCCTTGTGGAGTTCGGCGACGAGAGCTGTGCGTTTGAACTTGTCGCGTTCGTAGTCCTTGGCGCGCTGGATGTGCCCTCCGATCAGATCCTCTTGGATCAAACGTGCCTGCTCCGCTCCATATCCTTTGGTCGTGTGCTTGGAGGGAGACATCTCAACTTCCTTTGCACGCGCACGGGCCTTGTCGCGATCCGGCCCAGCCGGAGCCGCTTCGATCTGCGCGAGCACAGGCTGCATCGCAAGCTGATTCTCCTCCGAGATCGCCGCATCTTCGGCGTGCTTCTTCTTGAGCCTCTGGAGCTCTCCAGCGATCACGGCAGGCTGAACGCCACTCGCCAGGCGTTGCTGGTAGTCGAGCTGGCCGGTTTCATCCAACACCCCAGCTTGCAGGAGGTCTCCAATGGACTGCTGTACCGACTCCATGTGCTCGGAGTTCTGCTGAGCGCCAATCAGCTCCTTCATCAAGGGATACATCTGCGCGCGGACCTTGGGATCCTGCGTCGCGTTGAAGATGACCTGGCCCGCTTCCGCCATCGACTGAGAGGGTTTCTTCTTCGCCTCCAGAGCGAGCGCTTGGAGCGCTGCGACGTTGCCCTCTCCAGCCTTCTTCTGAAGAAGCGCTTCGCGCTGAAGCTGAAACTTCTTCATCTGAAGATGGAGGTTCTGGAGCTGGAGCGCTTTGCCCATCTGCTGTTGCTCGAGCGCGGCGCGCTGGGCCTGCGCTTGGCGGTACATCTGCCCCATCTGCATGCCTTGCAACAGTGCAGCGTTCGGATCCTCTTGCTGGGACTGACCTGAGACGATCCGAACCATCCCTAGCCTCCCGTGGAGAACTGCCCGTTCGGCATGTACGGCCCTTGGAGCACTCGGTGGCCCATCGCGTTCGGGCCACGCCCGCGCATCCCGGGGTTCCCCTGCAAGCTGAAAAGGTACTGGAGCATCTCGGGATCGATCCCCTGCATCCCCTGAGCGCCACCCATCCCGCCGCCCATGCCTCCGCCCATCCCCATGAAGGTGCCCATCCCGGTCTGGGCGCCCGTCAGGAGACTCTGCGCGAGGTTGTGCTCCCCACCCGGCATCATCCCCATCAGGCGTTGCTGGGCGAGCCCGGCCATGAGGTCGCCCCGCTGCCCTGCGAGCTCGCCAAGCCGCTCCGAGCCCTGTGCCTCGACGCCAGAGCGCCCAAGCGCGAGGTTTCCGTAGATCCCCGCCAAGCCCTCATCGATCCCGGACATCGTCCGGTTGGTGTCGGACGCGATTCCGCGCTGGAGGTTGGTCCCCACCGTGGTCGAGCCCAGGCCGCTCTGGGTGAGCCCCTGGGACGCGCTGCCGAACAATTGGGTCTCCCGGTCAAGCGCCGCGCGCTTCGCTCCACGCCCAAGCCGAGAGGCTTCCCGACGAGCCGTGTCGTAGCCACCGAGCTGTTGCTGGGTGGCTTGCCGCGAAAGAGCCTCCTGCTGAGAGAGGCTCCGCCCCTGGATCGCCTCTGTCGCCCCCAGGGAGCGCTTGAGGTTCCGGTTGTACTTCTTCCTGAGCTTCTTCTGCTTGCGGCTGGCGAGGTAGTCCTGACCGAAGCTCATGCCGCCAGCCAGAAGTGCCATGGTTACGGGATCGATACGACTACCTCACTCCTTCACACGCACCCGGTGTGTGGGGTCCTTCGGGCACAGCCAACGCTCCCTCCAGCTCAGCGTGGTCTTGGCACCACACACCGTGCAGGTCAGCCAGAAGAGCTTCATCCGCGCATCCTGCCGGTTCGGCGGAGCTCCGCCAAGAGTGCGTTGTGCGCCACCCGGATCTGGGCCGCCGTCGCACCCGATACCAGGTCCGCTTGGCGGGCGATCGGATCATGGTTCTTGTCCCCCGCGGCCACCTTGTCCACCACGAGGCCGCGCTTCGTCTGGGTGAGTCCTCCGCCGGGCGCAGCCCGCACCTCGAGCCGCCCGATCTTGGAGACCTCCAGGCTCTCTCCGTTACGTTGTGAGCTCTCGATGTGCCCATCCAGGGCTCGGCGTACCTGGCCCGGCAAGCGGCTCCCAGCGCGCGGCGTGAAGCGTTGCGGACTATCACCCTTCCGCACGGTTCTCCCTGGGGTCATCCCGCTCATCGTTTCTCCTTGTCCGCAGGTACGTCTCGGTGGGAGACGAGCAACGTCGCCCCGCCCTCTGGCCAGATCAAGCGCGGCTCGCACCAGCATCCGATGTCCACGAAGTGGCGCTTGGCCATCTTCTTCGGCAGGAGGTGCAGGAAACCGTCGAACTTGGAGCTCCTGTCGCGCCCGAGCTGGCGCGTGTCGACCTGAAGCCACTTCTTAGGCATCAGCCCCTCGCTCTCGGCCGAACCAATCCGGCCTGCGCTGCGTAGACGTATGCCCTCTGGAAGCTGAACCGTTCCTCGGCTGCGGCGTTCCTGAGCCTGAGCCCACAGTACGCCCCGACGACTCGGTCCCACCTAGGAGCGTTCCTGCCGGGCCCCAGGATCCCCATCTTGAGCGCCACGCCGAAGCTGTCCGGTTCGTCAGAGGCGAAGAGCTCGTAGCGACAACCATCGTCGCGATCACCGAGTACCACCGTCAGCCCTTGGAACTGCGTCTCGAAGCCTGTGACTTGCTCGCCGGCTTGGATCGGGAAGATCGTGACGAACGAGTCGATCGGGATCTTCGTCGTCCCGTCCGTTTCTGTGTCGTCGGATTTCGATGCGCTGTCCCATTTGCGGATGTACCCATCCTCACAACCGAAGATGAGGACCCGGTCGTCGAAGGCATCTCCGTCGAGAACGTGAATGTCGGTGGGCTGGACGTTCGTGACCGACGACGTCCCGAAGAGGTCTTTCGCGAAGCCGTCGTTCCTGGCCTCCCAGAACCAGTGAGCCACCTGAGTTCCTCCGGCGCCAAACGGCAACTGCACGATGTGTACTCCGTCATCCTGGTAGTTCCACGCCAGCTTGACGTGGTAGCTCTCGAAGTCGATCTCCTGGAGCTGGCGCTCGATCTTCCCGAGAGACATGCGCTCAGGCTTCGCTCCGGGCACCCAGCGGAAGAGTCCTCCCCGGGATCCCACGAAGTAGAGGACGCCGTTCGGGTCCTTGCACCACGGACGACCAAACGCCATCCCCGTGATGTCCGTGACAAGTTCCAGACGACCGCCTGCGGCAGGATCCCCGATGAGCGCCCAGATGGAATGGTCACCACCGAACACGAGCCAGTCCTCCGAGTAGGGGACGACCGCGTTGATGATGTCCGGGCAGAGCCCTGCGTTCGAGTTGTTGCCCGCGACCGCATCGACTTCGCTCGGGACCGGCGGGAAGTAGTCCCAGTTCGTCGGGTCGTCCTTCTTCGAAAGGAACCAGTTGTGCGGCTCATCGGCGCTCCTTGCCAGAACGATCCTACCCCGCCAGGCTTCGATCAAAGCGCAGCGCGACGGGATGGCTCCGGAGGAGAGCGACTTGTATTCCGCCACGGTGTTCGAGATCGGCTCGAAGAACTTGAGTTGCCGTCCATCCGTCCAGTACGCCTTCTTGTAGAGCGCCACACCTTGGATGTACTTCGCAGTCGAGTCGAGCGCGCCGCTACCACCCGTCGGGGTCGTCACGCCTGCGGTCGTGAAACGCACGATGTCTCCACCTGAAACGCCCATCGAATAGAGCGTGCGCACCGCGCCGGACGCCTGCGCAGAGGAGACGAGCCTGATCTTGAAGAGGTTGTCGTCACCGCTCGTCACGACCGACGTCGCGACGAGAACGTGCTCGACGCGCTTGGTCGTCAGATCTGAACGGTAGTCGGGGATCCTCCGATCGACCGCCAGCGCGTAGGCAACCGTACCGGAGACCCCTGCGTGGCTGTGAAGCAACGTGCCCGTCTTCGTGTAGACGCGGAACCCGCCCGCCGTCGAGCCGTAGGGCACGTAGACGTTGTCGAACTCGTCGACGTCGATCCGCGGGTGATTGTTTGTCGGCATCGCAGAAGCGAAGCCCACCGCCCAAGCGCCATCGGCTACCTGGATCGAGAAGTCGGTGCCCTGATCGATGATGAGCCGCAGGTTGGCGGAGTCGGTCGTGCCGGTCCCGCTCGGGATCGGCCCCAACGAGAGGATGTTTCCATCCGAGTTGATCGCGACCGCGTAGCCGTAGCCGCCCGAGCGGTTGCCGCCGATCAGCTCCATTTCGTTCGCACACCACACAATCTTGCCCTTGGCGTCGTACTTCGTGACGCAGCCCCAGGCCTTGTTGGCAAGCCCCTGCGCTATCGATGCCGCCGTACCAGCCTGATTCGGCGGAGCGGCCACACGGTCCTGCCCGCTGCCCGTGACCCCGAAGGGATGCGGGTAGTTGTTTGTGGCTGCCGTCCCGAAGGGCAAGTTGACCTGTGCTCCGAACCTGTGCGCCAGCATGCCCTCGATCAACGTCACCTCGTTGATCGTCTGGCTCTGCGCCAGCGTGTTGTACTGGATCGCATCGAACGTGAGCACGTTCTGCGTCGCGTCCGCACGAGACTTCCGATCGAGCACCACCACCTCGAGGATGTCGCCGAGGTAGTTCTTGACCGTGGCCGAAGGGCTCGGGCTCGAGGCTGCCGGGTCATCCCGGAAGAGACCGAAGTACGAAGCCCTGAGCGTCGCCTGGACACGAGACTGGAAGCTGTCGATCGGTGAACCGTTGATCCGGAAAACCGAGCCTGCCGTCATGCCCGAGACAGCTCCGTCGCACACCATCGTCAGGATGACGATCTGGCCCTTGTTGGTCGTCGTCGAGTCAGGGTTCGAGCCGCCGTCCTGTCGCGCATCGAAGCGTCCATCCCGGATCTGTCCGGCCGTGCCATCTCCGCCAGAGAGCGCCGTCTCACCCGTGTACCAAAAGAGCCGCCCGGCGAGCGCAGTCGGGGGCAACGTGTTGCCGTTCGCGCTGGTGGCGTTGACGAAGAGACAATGGAAGTCAGAGCCCGAGGTGGCGTTGTCGCGGTCCTGCCCGAAGAGCCAGCGCGCGACGTCGCTCGCGTCCGGTGAAGACTGCGAGGGCCGACACACGATGAACATCGCCCAGGCGGAATCCGTGTAGCCAGGAACGATCGTCCGTTGCTGATCGGCGAACTCCTTCGCGAGCGAGGCATTCTGAAGCGAGCGGAGCGCCTGAAAGGGCTCGTTCTCGTTCCCGAGGTTGAAGCGCACGCCCTGGTGCTCAAGCCACGCATCCAGCGCCAGCACCGGAGCCTTGTCAGGGGTCGACTGCCCATCACCGAAGGTCGCGTAGACGTGCCGCAGACCATCGGAGGAGTCGCGCCAACGCGCGATCTCGACCCCTTCCTCGATGTCGCTCGTGACGTCCGACTGATCGATCGTGTCGCCCGAGTAGTGCGTCCAGAGCCTCTGCTGGATCTTCGTCAGATTGTCGAGCGTCCAGTCCTCCGAGTCTGGCGAGGACTCCGGGTACTTCGGATCACGATCACGCCAGTAGAGGGTCGTGTCCTCGGTAGACGGTTCGGAGGCCACGATCACCGAGCCGTCCGTCTTCACCGCGATCGAGTTCGCCGGGTGCGGAACACGCCAAGCCTGCACTTCCTCCGGATCGGTCTCGTCGATGAAGTCGTAGATTCTGACGTAGGACTTCTTGCGATCGGTCCGGTTCTGCACCGTGTAGAGCCGGTCCCCGAAGAGCTTCATCTCCTCGGTGTAGGCTTTCGGCATGATCTCGAAGAGCTGTTCGGTCTTGTTGTCCGGGATCTGCTCGTAGCACCAGATCGCAGCCGTCTGCTGGTCTCCACCAGAGGAGACCGCGGCGTAGATCCGGTCGAACTCGTCGATCGCGAGCGTACGCACGACGTGGTTGGTGTCCTTGGCCGGGAGCGTGAGCCGCCAGAGCTTCTCGCCGTCCGCCGAGAACTTGACGACGCCGGAGTTCCCATCCAGCGCGTAGACGTTCCCCTGCCGATCGGTCTTGACGTTCTTCGAATCCGTGCCGGCCGGCGTGGATTTGTTCCACGTCGTAGTCTCGAGGCCGCTCGCGATCGCGCTGTAGCTGATCTGGCGGTTGTCGACGAAGAAACTCTGAAGGCCAACCGCCTTCGTACCGACCGTCTTCAGCGCACTCGTCAGGTACTTGGAGAGCCCCGCCCTCGAGGCTCCACCAAGACGGCCAGTCAGGCAGTCTTGGTAGCGCATGTTATTGAGTTCACGCGCCGACAGTTCCGGTTGATCGCTGAAGGAAAAGCCCTCTAGGAGTCCCAGACGGGGCCATTCGATCGGGATGACTTGCTCGCGAGACATCAGGAGGGTCCGCTGATCCTTGAGGTGGTCTCGTACCACTCGCCGACTTCACTACCACGCCGCCAGTTCTCGATCCCGCCCCGCGTCTGGGAGTAGGGCTGGATCGCGCCATCCGACTTCCTGGCCGCCTGGAACACAGGTCCGGCGTGGATCATCGCCAGGCGCTCATCCAGCGTGGAGTTGTCCTCCCGGACGTAGCCGCGCGCGAAGGCACGCACGATCTGCACAAGCAGGCCCTCGATGTACTCCGGCACCGCGATCAGCGTGGAGTCACTGGAGAGCCGCGCCCAGCGCTGGCGGTAGAAGAGCCTGAGCGCTCCGGCCTGATTGGAGCCTGCCCCGGGGGCGATCTCGAGGATGGGCACCGGAGGAGTCCCGGCGTAGGAGATCGCCGCGTAGAAGTGGGCGTCGTTCGGCCCGGCGTCCTCACGGGCTTGCAGCACCTCCGCTAGGCTCGTCAGGGTGACGTGGGCGCGGTTCCCGGTGCCGGAGCCTTGGATCGCGATGATGTCCCTGGTGTCGTCTGGGAGGTCGATGGAGAAGGGCTGGAGCGTGAAGCCGATCCCGGTCTGGTTCGTCGAGGCGATCGAATCCACGAGCACGATCGCGTTGGCCGATGTGCGGCTCTCGACCTCGTAGGTGCCGAGCGTTGCGCCTGTGCCCTCGTCGGTGATCTCGAGCTCGTCGCCTTCGACGAAGGTGTAGTTCGTGAACGCCGCCGTCAGGCCCAGCGTCCGCGTCGAGGCCGTCCACGTGGCGGCCGTGCCCGAGATCGTGCCCCTCAGGCTGAGCAGGGTCGAGCGCCCCTGGGCGAACTTCCATGCGTGCATCGAGTAGAGGTGCTCGCCTGCCTGGTTCAGGATCGAGATCGGGTCCAGATCCGGAGGCCACGAGCCAAGCGTGTGCTTGGCGAAGTCGAGGAGCGCCTTGGTGGTGAGGGTCATCGGATGAAAGAGGCCGGCCCCCTGGAGCAAGAGGAGCCGGCCTCGGGGGGAACCGAAAGCTGTGAAGGAGTGCTACGTGCCCGTGTATGCCTGGCCTCCAGCGGGGCCGAAGAGCCCTTGGTGCAGGAAGACCTTGCGCAGACGCTTGGTCGAGATCGCCGCGTTCGAGAAGCCCATCAGCATCGCCACGGCCCTCTCGTTGCTCGCGATCGTGGGATTGAACGTGAAGCCGGCCGTCGCGCCGTTCGAGATGGCCAACGCCAGCGGGCATCCAGGGTTGGCGTTGCCAGACGCTTTGCGGACAAAGGCGTCAACAAGACCGAACATGCAGACGCGCCCGGCCTTGTTGTCGGAGATCACGTCATCCATCACGACACCGACAATCGATCCGCCACGGACGGCGTTCGTCGTTGCGTAGATGAACGTGTTCCACACGGTGTCGTTCGAGGCACCCGGGATGTAGCTGTTCGCGTCGTTCGTCGCAATTTCGGTCGCGACGCCCTGCCGTGTTGCCAACACAACAGCGAAGCCCTTCGACACCGCTGAACCGGAGCGGTTCCACAACCGCGCACTGTCTCGGATCGGCCAGATGCCTCCGCCCGTCACATCGGGTCCTTTGGAGGGTTTTTCGAAGAAGATACCCATAGCTGTCTTGTCCTCTTCTTGGGAGAGTTCGGAGTGGAGGTGGGGAGCTCAGGCGTAGAGCGCCGAATAGAGCGTGACCGAGTTGGTACGCGCCGGGCGGATCAGGCAGTGGACGTCCCTGCGGGTACACATCAGGTTGCCCCACAGGAAAACCGGCTGGACGAAGGTGTCCGGGTCGTTATAGTGGTTCCGCACTTCGCCCCGCTCGAAGAACATGTCGGGGTCGTAGAACGGGAAGATGTGGTCCGAGTTCACGAAGTAGTAGCGCGGACCACCACCGTTGATCGGCTTGGTGCCGTGCTCGGAGACGTTGTTCGTGATCGCGCTCGCCGTGCCGGAAGGATAGAGCGCCGCCTCCGTCAGGGCGTCCGCTCGGAACATCGGGATCCCGTTGTAGGTCGGCGTGTTGTAGGCCGAGTCCTGCGGCCCGGCCACGAAGTGATCCTGCGATGCACGCAACGCGATCGAGTAGGCGATCTGGCCCTGCGGCGAGCAGTAGATCGTCTGGTTGTTGATCGTGATGTCGTCGAAATACTCGCCGTTCTTCGGCGGCTTCGACCAGTCGACCTGCATCCAGGCGCGCTCCATCGCCGCGAGGATCGTGGAGAAGCCGACGATCGAGGCGACGCCGCCCGTCACGTTGGTGATGGCGTTCGAGTAGACGACCGTCGGGTGGACGAAGCGGTTCTGACCGCGTGTCGTCGAGGTCGGATCGAAGCCCTCGAGCTGCGTCCACTGGGTGCCGGCAGAACCGGAGTTGTTGTAGAGGTTGTTCGTGTACTCGTTCAGGAACGCGGCCATCGAGTAGAACTTGCCCTCGACCGCGTTCCCCGACTCCATCTCGGTGTAGTCGGGCTCGCTCCACAGGTGGTTTTCGTCGAAGTTCCAGTAGTCGGTCTCCATCATCTGCTCGAGGTGGCGACGATGGTTGACGTACTGATCGAAGTTCCCGTTGCGCATCCCTTCGTTGTCCATGATGACCTGACGGGTCCAGGCCATGTGCGTCTCGCGGTAACGCTTCCTGAGCGTTCCGTGTAGGAGCTTCTGGGGTTGCGACCACTGGCGCGTCTCGCCAGGTTGCACGTGCTTCGTGACCTGACCCGTCTCGAAGAAGGTCGAGAAACGGATCTCGGAACCTCCCACGCCGACGTTCGCACGCTTGTTCTTGCTGCCGCCCATCAAACGGCCCGTCGACCAGCGCCGGAAGAGCTGCGCGTTGTTGTAGACGTCGTTCGGGCCGTTCTCGTAGAGCGGCCCCTGCGACTCCATGTAGTTGTTCCAGAGCGTGATAAGGGTTCCGGACATGGGTCAGTCTCCTAGCGCAGGCCGAGTTCCTTGGCGAGGCGCTTGGCGCCCGCCAGGTCTTCCGGGTTTTTCTTCAGGTAGTCGAAGTGCTCCTTCGCGCGCTCTTCCTTGGAGCGATTCTCGCGACGCGGAACCTTCGTGGGCACAGTCATCTGCGAGGCCGCGATACGGCTCGCCGTGCGCTCGACCTCTTCGGGGGGATCTTCGTCGTCGCCCTCGCCCTCGTCGGGCTCACCGTAGAGTGCCTGGACGACGGCATCGTAGGCGTCCTCGATCGAGTCGTACTTCTTCGGATCCTTCTGGTATGCCGCGAGCGCGCGGTCGTGAACCATCTCCCAGGCCTCGCCATTCTTGAGCTGAGGGTGCGCCGCGACCAGACGTTTCTGGTTCGACTTCGAAAGGTTCTGCCGACCGGCCTTGGTGGCCTCTTCCAGGATCCGGCGCATCTCGGCCAGTTCCTTCTTGTCGTCACCGCGCAGATCCTCGAAGGTCTCAAGCATCGCGTCGGCCTCCTCCTCGCCGAAACGCTCTGCGAGACGCGCACGCGCGCGCTCCTGGCGTTCGTCGACCTCGGGCTCGGCCTTCGCCTTGGAGAGCTCGGTCAACTGACTCCGTAAGGCAGCAACCTCCTGTTCGAGCGCAGAGGGTTCCTGCTTGGACTTCTTGGCCTTCTTCTCGGGCTTGGCGGGCTTCGCCTCGGGCTTCTCCGGATCCGACTCCGGAATGTGAACCTCTGGCGGAGTGTCGCCGTCCGCCTTGGTCTTCGCGACCGCTGCTTCGAAGGCCGCCTTCTGGGCCTCGAACTCGGTAGCCTTGGGATCAGCCTTGGGCTCTGCGGCAAGTTTGGTAGCCATCAGGGACCGGAAGTAGATCCCTTCAACAGATGGCGTCTACGATGTCCGCAGAATTAGGGGTCGTACTCCATCGGCGTGCGCTGGGCATCCGAGATGCGCCTGGCGATCTCCTTGGCCTCCCGACGACTGTCCCAGCGCAGCCTGCCCTTGAACTGGCCGCTCTCCACGTACTTGAGTCCAGGCTTGCCGTCAGACCACCCTTTCGGGATCTGGAAGGAGATTCCACCACCCGGGTAGCCACCCGCGCGCGTCAGCGTGTCGACGTCGCGGTTCTTCCGGCGCTTGGCCTCCTCGCGCCAGCTCTGACAGATCGGCGGCAACCTACCCACGTTGGCGCTTGAGGCGTCGAGCGAACGCCTCGGGGCTCTCGTTGGAGGGCGAATAGGTCTCCTTGAAGTCGGCCGCCTTCTGGCGCATCCCGGCGATCTCGGGACGATTCCGGAAGTTCGGGTCATGCCCTGCGGCCATGACGGAGTCCTTGAGCTTGGAGCCCACGAGTCGTCCTTCACGCTTCTCGAAGCGTGAACGGATCTGGGTTCCACCGAGGCCGGCGCCTTCACCACGTGCGAGTCGTCCGTTGGACATCACTTCATCTCCTGACTGGGCATTGCATGGGTTTCTCTGCTCGCGCCACCAGAACGCGGGCCTTTCATTGGCTGCGGGCGCGCGTTCCTCGAAAAGCCGGCCGGACTTTCGGAGGCCTTCAAGGCCTGACGCGGCTGGGTATCAACTCCGAGACGCGGCTGAGGCTGAGTCGGCCCAGGCGGAATCCCAGCCATGTTCATCTGCATCTGCATCGCGCCGACGATGTTCGCTTTGTTCATGTTGATGATGCGCGCCCAGGAGGGATCGCCCCACTGTTCAGCCTTCCTGGCTGCGAGCAATCCCCACTCGATCCACGGCATCTGCGGGATCATGGGGCCGAAGGTCGCGATCCAGGCGTCCTGCTGCTGCGCACGCTCGGCTTCGAGCAGCTCGGATGAGTAGCGCATCGAGATCGGTTCGACTTCGATATCCATGTCCTCGAGCAGCTCGGCGTGCTTCTTCCCTCCGAGCATGACCGGATCCTCGATCGGCTCGCCGGTCATCGGATCGACGAAGACCTCGTTCGCCTCCTGCCCGAGCGGGATCCTCGAGAGCGGGTGCATCACCGCGTACCAGGCCTCCTTGGCCATGATCGGCTTCACCTGGCCGGTCACGAACTTCTCGGTCGCGTAGCCCATCCGCACGCCCGACGACATCTGCGCGATCGATGCTTCCGTGGCCGTTCCCTGCCCTGAAACCTGCCCCATCGCGGCCTCGGTCAAGCCGGAGAGCTGTTCGAGGTTGAGTCCGAGCATCTGGAGCATCTGCACGTGTTGCTGGCTGAGTCCGTTCAGCTCGATCTCCTGCATGGTCTTCTTGATGTCGTCGAACGCCTCGACGGTGAAGATCCCAAGATCCATGAACTCGGCAAGCTTCTCCTGGAGCTCGGCGGAGGAGCTGCCAGCAACCGCCACCCCGCGCTTGTACTTGCGGATGGCCTTGACGGCGGCCTCCCAGACCACGTTGTGGATCTCGGCCTGGGCGTAGGTTGAGGCCAGCATGGAGAGGGGCACAGAGCGGTCCGGGACGTAGAGGTAGCCCGAGAAGGTGTAGGGACCGTCCCGAGGCCCCCAGAAGGGCCTGGGAGCTCGCAGGAACTCGCCGGACTCCCGGGCCACCGTGTAGATCGTCCCGTGGAAGCCTTCCTCTGCGAGCGGCTTGAAGGCCCTGCCGAGCTCGTCCTTGGCCTTCTCCAGCGTGACCTCCGGCACCCACATCTCCCAGTACTCGATCTCGTCACGGTCGAAGCTGTCCGCCAATTTCTCGCCGCGCTTCTGACGGTCCGGGACCTCGCCCGCCTCCTCGATCGCCTTCTTGTCCCAACCCCGCTGGGGCTCCTCCTTGGCCTCCCGGAGGACTGAGTCCTTGTCGCGGATGATCCGGTGGGCCTGGAAGCGGGCTTCCGAATGCTTGATCGCGACCGGATCCCAGACATAGTCGAGGAGCGAGAGCCGGACCGTGTTGGGCCGGTAGGGCGGGTCCTCGCGCTCGAGCATGCCGAGCGCCGGGCGCGGCTGGGTGAGACTGACACACCACTTGAAGAACCAGTCCGTCGCCAGCTCCTCGACGGTCTTCTTCAAGTTCTGGAGCTCGGCGTTCCGGTTGACCGCGAACTCGACCGCCTTGTTCAGGGCTGCCGCCGAGCCTTGGCGCGGCGTCTTCGTCCTGACCCTCGGATTCCCGGACGCCAGGAGCGGCAAAAAGCGCGAGAGGATCTTGTAGGCGTGGTTGTTGAAATCGACCGCGCGCGCCTGGCCCCTCCTGTACCCAGGTCCCACGTAGCGCTCGATCGAATCGTAGTAGGGGGACCCGAGGTAGCGATCCCTGTGGTCGACCGATTTCCGGACCTCGTCTGCGAGGCCTGAGGCAGTGAGGTCGAGTGCCACGAAGGGACAGCGTATGCCGCCCCGAAAGACCGTCTACGATGTCCGCTAGGCGAGGACGAGGCCCCGAGGAGAAACCCACTCGATGGCGCAACCGTTCTCTTCCATGCGCTTCTGGAAACCCTTGAGCTGGAAGCGCTCATGCGCCCAGCGCCGAAAGCCTTCCTTGGGGCCGAGCTTCTCGAGCTCCTGGAGGTCCATCCGCAACTGATCGCGCTGTCGGATGGCGGCCTGATCGCGCCCCCGCGTCGCGTTGACGTGCTTCTGAATGTTCCCGAGCTCCTTCCGGCACTGCTCGATATCGGATTGGCGCTGCTCGCACTCCTCTTCGCTTTTGCCCGCTTCCCAGGAGCCCATCATGTCTGCACACAGGATCCGGATCCGGTCTGGCTTGAACATCGTGACGCGCAAAAGCGCTGCCAAGAGGCAGAAGAAGTAGCGCGAAGATTTCCCGTCTTCGCACATGACCGTGCCGAACGGAGTCGTCCGAATGCCGACCGACGCCGGAAGGAATGGCTCCCACATGGACACCATGTCGTGGTAGGCGGGCATGTTGTTGTGGGTATACATCGCTGGCCGTGGGCACCAGACCTGGATTGGGGGCTGGAGATAGCGCTCGAGCCCCATCAGCTTGAAGATGTGTTGAGGTGGATCTGCGAAACAGGCAAAGTCGACCGTGATCCCTTGGTCGATCACCTCGATGGCGCGGTTGACGGTCACGACCGGCGCACCCTCGAGCAGATCGGAGTGCGTCAAGTGCTGGCGACTAGGCCCGCCCGAGATGACGTTCCAGGAACGAGTACTTCGGGCACGGGGGTCATCGCGTACTTCCGGTACACATCCTTGAGGTTCTGTAGACGAAGGGCCAACTCCGTTCGCCACCTCACCCGTTCCTCGTTCGACTGTGGTTGCCAGAGACATACATCCCAATCCTTGTCGGGATAAACCGACGCTGAAGCGATGTCGTCGTCCGTGAGCGCCCAACGATGCACGTCGGCGAACTCCGGATAGCCTGTGAGGTCATTGATGGCGCACGCGCGGCGCGACCAGTCCTTGAGCGAGAGCTTCGGCTTCTTCTTCACCGAGGCCGCCAGATCGAACAGCTTTCCGTACTGCACCCTGTACGAATAGGCGTCGTTGAGTTTTTGCCGGATGTCGTAGCGGTCCCAGTCGGGGCCGCTGGCGCGCTCGATCGCTGCTTCAAGTTCGCCTGGCCTCGTCTCCACGTACCAGGAAGCCGGGAAGAACTCCGAGAGCTTCGCTTCGGAGCCGTAGGCCGTCTCGTCGGCGTGGATCAGGATAGCCTGCTGCGCGATCACCTCAAGCGGCCGATAGGTCATCGCTGCGCCCCAGAACCCAACGTTGATCGAAGCCTTGGACCGTGCGAGCAGATCGAAGTATTGATCCTGTTCGAGCTCCTGCGCGATGACGATCTTCCAGTCCTTGCGGCGCTCTGCGATCTCCTGGAGCTCCCGCATGATCTTCCAGCGCACGCTCTCCTCGCCTACGCCGCGCGTGCCGATCGTGCAGGAAACGGTCACGTCACGCTCGACGGATCCAGGCGGCTCGCTATACATCCGGATCCGCTCCTCCATCGTGCCCCAAGAACCACCCCAGGGCAGATAGGCATCGCCCCAGCGCTCCATGAAGATCGAGGGCCGGATCAGGCAGTCGAAGAGCCCATCCATATGCAGAAGGGCATCCCCGAGATTAGCGTGATTGAAACTCACCACGGTCGGGATCTCGAGCTCGCCCAGCCCCACCGGGAAGTAGTGGCCCTGCTCGGCCTGAGCGTCCCAGAAGAAGTCGGGCTTCCAGCGGCTCGGCAGTCGCCGAAGAGCGGTCACAAGGCTCTCCTCTGGATGAACCCAGAGACGATCGGGCCGCAGAGCGTGCCCCACGTCGGATGTGATCCCGACGAGCGACGCGCCCATGTCGATCATGTGCATGGTGTGGAAGTTCGGAGTATCTCCGTGGTTGATGCCGCCCACGAGCACCTTGGGCGAACCATCGCCGGCAAGCACACGACTCTGATTGAGTCTCGTGCAGTCCAGACTTAGCTGCTCAACCTCGGCAATCTTCTCGCGTGTCCTCATGCCGTCACCATCACCGGATGCGAACTGTAGCGCCAGGGCTCGATCGTCTCGTCGCGCTGGCCGCGCGGATGGATCTCGAAGAAGTTCCCGCGTCGGACGACGTACTGGCTCTCGGCTTCCGAGATCAGCGTCTCATGAATCTTCTCTCCAGACGGCACGCCCACGATCTCGGGCTCGGCATCCGGAAGATACCGCCGCGCGAACTCCAAGGCCGTCGATGACGGTAACTTCGGGACGAAGATCTCTCCGCCTTGCATGTCCTGTAGCCGCCTCCATACGAACCAGGCAGCGTCTTCGGCATTCATCCAGAAGCGGGTGCTTTCGATGGAACGGAGCGGAAAGGTCTTCGCGCCCTTGGCCGCTAGATCCTTCAAGAGCTCCACGAAGGAACCACGCGAACCGATGACGTTCCCGTAGCGCACGCAAGAGAACTTCGTCACGCGCCCGAGGCCATTACTGGCGATCATCAACCGCTCCATCGCCATCTTCGTAGAGCCGTAGAGGTTGATCGGCTCGACGGCCTTGTCGGAAGAGATGGCAAGCACTTTCGCCACGCCGGCCGTGGCTGCCGCCATCGCCACGTTCTGGGAACCGAGGATGTTCGTCTTGACATGTTCGAAGGGATTTTTCTCGCCGCTGGGCACGTGTTTCAACGCAGCCGCGTGTACGACAGCGTCCACACCCTCGAGGGCGAATCGAAGGCGGTCGTAGTCGCGCACGTCACCGATGAGCCAGCGCAGACGCTTCTCGTTCGCGTACTGGAGTTGGAGTTCGTGCTGCTTCGCCTCATCTCGGCTGTAGATCGCGAGTCTCTCGACGGACGGGCTTGCGAGCGCCACGGGGATGAAGGCACGACCGAAGGTCCCAGTTCCGCCTGAGAGCAAGAGATTCATGTGTGGAACTCGCAGACTTTCACTCCGGCTTTTCTTGCCTTGCGAACCATGTCTCTCGTGCCATTCCCTCCCGGAAAGGCCAGAACCATATCGGGCCGAAAATCCTCTAGCATGGCCTGATTCCTGAGTGGCCCAGCGGCGCGACCGTCGCTTTCCCAATCGGCCGTGTAAGTCCGGCATGGAATGCCGTGACGTCGGCACCAGGCTAGTGCGAGATAATCGGCACCGCTGGCGCCGCCCTGAGCCACCTCCGTTGGTGTGATTCCGTTGAGAGCAATCGCTACACGTTCGGCGTCGTCGAAATTCCTGCCGCCGCACACAAGAACTCTCATGTCCATCGAACCTGGCTGAGGTCTGGATAGACGCCCGGAAGCGGTTCGTTGTCGTCCTTGAGTGCCGTCATCAGGAGAAGCCCTCGGGCCGCCTTCTCCGGTTCGAGGTAGCACTGAACTCCGAATTGGAACGCATCCTGCTCCAGGATCGGCTTCGTCTGATCGCGTCCATCGTAGCGAGCGCGCCGGAACCATTCGGCGTCTTGGGCGTTGTCACAGAGGATCGCTCCACCACGGCCGATCGGGAGATGCTTCGTTGCGTGGAAGCTGAGGCACGTCCATGTCTCCGGTTTGTACATCCCGCGACGCAGCCAACGTGCGGCATCCACTATCCATCCTTTGTGGGTCGGAATCTTGTATTCGCCGACCCATGCATCCGTGCCCCAAATCCACTCTATCTCCAGGCCAGCCCTGAGCGCCGCCTGCACTACGCCTACATAAGTATATCTGGGCAAGCAAGCCGTCTTCATTTCGGCAACTAGCGCGCCCCGCTCGAAACAGAGATAGAGGGCGTTCGTACAAGAGTCCGTAGCCACGCAATGCGTGGCGCCCGTGTACTCGCACAGGGCGCGCTCGAAATCCTCGACTACGCGCCAAGCTTCGCGGCCCATCGCTTGCGCGCCTCCTCTAGCTCTTCTTGGGTGTTCACGGTCATGTAGCCCTCGGGGATGAGATCGATCGTCCTGGCGTTGAGCTGAAACCAGTCGTGGCCAGCGTGCTCACGATCAGTGTGCCAGTTCGGGGTGTCCTCCCAGCACTGGATCCAGTCATCGTACGTGCCGGCGTGGAGCGCTCCGGGCACGAAAACCGGCTCCTGCTGTTTCTCGATGTGCTCGATCGCCCGGAAGATCCAGGCTTTGCGCAGGAAGGGCGCGTCGGCGCACACGCGCACGAGGATCGGGGGCTTCTCGCGCTTCAGGAACTCCACGTAGCGGGCAAGCACGTCATGGAGCGGACCGGCCTTGCAGAGCATTCCGTGGTCGTGCGCGTAGTTGGCGAGTACGTCGTCGCTCGGCTGGGTGGAAGTCAGGATCACGCGAGTCCAGGCCGGAGCTTCGATCGCCTCCCATACACGTCGGATCATCGGCTCACCGCAGAGGTCCATGAGCACCTTGCCGGGGAGCCGCTTTGAGCTCATGCGGCATTGAATCGCGACGATTGGCTTCACTTCTCCCAACTGAAACCGTCTCCTCTCTCCTCGCGCTTCTTTCGAAGGATCTGCCTCCACTCGGCGTCATTCACTTCGTTCGGTGCGTTGTCCTTGATCGGGATGCCGAATCCGCGGGCGAAGTTGAGCGTCTGATCGTAACGGTCGCATGCGACCGCATGCTCGTCACATTTGCCGTCAGGCTTCATCGACGGCGAGCCGTCCGCGTTGAGCGCGTAGACCCAGCTTTCGATTTCTTGCTCTTCCGTCGCCGGACGGCCCGTGCGCCGGAGTTCTTCGTCGATGCCTTGCGACCAGTTCTGGAGAAAGTAGGTACGTACGTGACCGTCCTTAGGATTCCTGAGCCCTTCCCTAAGAAGGTCAATTTGTGGCTCAAGAATGGGTGAGCGACGATGGCCTCCGCCAATCGGAGGGCACTTGACCACGACACGGGGGAGAGAACGTCCGCCCGCCTTGCCAAGGCGGAGCTGGAACGCGGAGATGTTTTCCGGGTCATGGGGATCGCAGGAGAAGTGTCTGACGGCGTACTTGTTGTACCAGTCGGCTGCGACCTCGGCCCATTCCTCCTGCTGCCAGCGCAGGCGGATGATCTCATCGCAGCGATACCTGCGGATGTGGGGGTGCCATTTCGGAGAGTCGTAGGCCCAGAGCTGCATTGCACCTGGGTCAGGATGCCAGCCGAAGTCGACCCCGGCCGTGAAATAGGCGACCCGGATGGGCTGCTCTTGACCCTGGAGGTGGATCATCCACCCAAACTGCCCAGCGTTCTCGAGCTCGCCGAAGAGGTTGTGAACGCGCGGGTCGTAGTTGTCGAGGATGACGCCTTCGGCCGCGACCCAGCGGTTCTTCAGGAAGCGTTCACGGCGGACCCCAGTGAGTGTCGACTCCAGGATCTCCACGTACTCCTTGCCCTCCTTGGTCCACGCGCCGGAGGGGTACTCCCCGTCGTAGAAGAGGGGGTTGTCGTAATGGCGGAAGGAGAAGCGCTGGCGGTTATCGCCGCACTTCTCGGGCGCGAAACGCACGTTCAGCCAGTGCGAGGGCGCGGCTGGGTTGCAGTCGGCGACGAGCTGGTGGTAGGGGGTCTTGAAGGAGGAGAGCCGCGTGGCGAGCACTTCCCAGTCGTTCTGGGAGGTCTCCTCTGCCTGGATGATGAGCACACGGTCCCACTTGGTACTGAGGATCGGGGAAGCCGTGTCCCGCATGGACTCGAGGCCAGCGAAGTACACAACCGACCCGTTGGGGTAGGTGTAGAGATCCTGGTGCTCCTTGGAGGCCGTGGGCGAGACGGCCGGGTGGCCCAGCCAGAGGATGTCGTCCCGCCAGTCCTTCAGGACCGACTCGTTCATGGACTTGCGGGTCTGCCGGCAGATGAGCTGCCGGGAGCCCGGGTAGGCCATGGCGGTCATGTCGACCTTGAGGAGAAGCGCCCAGGACTTGCCACAGCGCGTGCCGCCCTCACACAGGGCCTCTCTGCCCTGGAAGAGGACGAACTGGGCGGCCGGACCTCGGACGATTCGTCGTCGGTCTACGACCTCTTGGGTCACGTGAGCACCGGGCCGATCCAGTCGGTGAGCTCGCCCCACTGACCCCCAGGCTGCGCCGTTTGCGTTCTGAGCCACCAGCCCCTGGCCATGCGCTTGCCGCCCCGCTTGGCCTTGCGCCTGCGCCATTCGACCAGGCAGAGCGTCAGGTGGCCTACCAGACGCTCCCGGAGCGGGCTCTGGTCGATCAGGTCCCGGTGGGGCTTCAGGGAGCCGTAGGAGCAGTTCTGGGCAAGGATCGGGGCTGCTGCATCACTTCGGATGATGAGGGAGTCCCCGATCCCGAAGAGATCGTGTCGTCGTCGCCCGTAGTACTGCTGGACGGTCGAGCAGAGCCAGCCTTGCTCCTCGGCCCAGCGCTTGGTGAGGGCATTGCTAGAAAACCTAGCCACGGGCCTTTGCTCCGATCTCCCCGCGCCATCGCATCCTTCGGCAAGTCACGCATCTTCGATATCGGCTACTGGTTCGCTCGATGTTCTCGGGCGTGAACTCGTGCCCTCTGAGACAGTGCGTCTGCCTGGCCTTTCGACCACCAGGACCTTCCCCGCGCCGCACGTTCTCCCTGGTCGTAACCGGCTCCATGTGCGCTGGATTGACGCAGCAACGGACCCGACACAGGTGGTCGAGCTCCAAACCCTGCGGAATTGGACCTCGCCAGGTGACGTAGGCGAACCTGTGAGCAGTCAGCACTCTGTCGCGGGCGACACGAAACTGCCCGTATCCGTCAGGAACTTTGGCCCCTACCCAGATCCAACAGTCACAGGCGCAGTCAACGACGACCTTGCTCCAAAACCGCTCGATCAGGGGTCGCCCATTCGGACCTCGCGCGTTCGTGGAAGTGCTCATTCGGCCACGACCGGATGACTGGGATCCTTCCCACAAACCCAGGCTGAATATCGGCTCTGCTTCACGCCAGACCAGGAGCAGCGCAGGCACCTCACCTGCCAAGGCCCTTGCCTGACACTGTGCCGCGATCGTGCAGCCTCAGCCTTGGCCAGGCCGATTGCGGCCTTGGCTCGCTGACGAGTGAGGCATGGCCCACACTTGACCGCTCCCCGATCGTGCAGCGTTCTCGGCGCAAGAATTTTCATCGAGCCGCCGCACGCCTCGCACTTCCTCTCAATGATCGGTCGCTCAGCGAGCGGAAGCGGTCGGAAGGAGGGCGAGAGCGGAGCAGGTTCGTACGGCCGGATGTTCCTCTCTCTGCGAATCCGTTGTGCTTCCGAATAGCGCCAGTTCCCCTGACCTCTGATTCGGTACGGCGTCTTCTCGTTGCTCATGTCGCGCCGGACGGTACGAAGTCCGAAGCGTGCGGGCAAGTCGAGGCAAAAGGGAGGATCCGCACCATCCCCACGTAGGACGATGCGGACCCTCTTGTGCGGAGCCCGGCAAACCGGTACACCGCGCGCACTTCTACATGCAGGCGCGAGTCTAAGTCGCTGCGGCGCCGATCATCAAGAGCCCCGGTACTCGGGTGTCCCCTGCGGGGGTGGCGCAAGAGCGACGAACAGCCCTCAACGTCCTGCGTTCCCATGGGGCCGAGCGCAGTCCAGCGAAAGCTGCCCGGAGACCACGCCTACCGGGAGGGTGAAGCAAAGGTGCAAGCGTGGCTCCCCCGGCTAGACGGTACTCGGACGTAGACGGAGTGCTGTGGGGTCTCCTGTGGAGGCCCCAACTCCCGGCCCCGGTCCGTATCGGAGTAGCTCTGGAGGCCGAACGAAGGCGAGGCCGTAGAAAGCGAGCTTACGGAACTTGTACTTGACCGTACGGTAGAGCCTACTGTACTGTAGGAAGTGTGGATGAGGGTATCAGAGACGGTAGTCATTCGGACGCGGTGGAACGCGCCTTCCGGATGATCCTCGCGGACGGCCGACGAGCTCTCAGCGAGGAGGAGGAGCGGAGCGGGAAGGCACTCTGGCGACGGGTCTTCCAGAAGGTGCCCGGAGAGCGCCTGCTGAAGGCTGTGCAGACCTGGCTGGAGGAAAGCCCCAAGGGTCGCCCGAACGTCGGCGAGCTCTCCAAGCTGCTCAAGGAACTTCCGGAGTCAGACCAAGCACACACGCAAGTGTGTGTGAAACGAGACGAGACGGAGCTCAAGTGGGCCGTCTCCATTCTGGAAGCCTGGGAGAAGAACTCCGAGTGGCGTGAGCGCATGAGCCGGCCTGAGTACCAGCACACGATCGAGTCCGCCCACTTCGCGCTCAAGAAGCGCGGCTTCTCCTCCTGGCAGGATGCCAGGAGCTACCTCGAGCCTGGTTGGGCTCCTCCGACCATCACAGAAACGATCCTATGACCAAGACATCCAAGCGGAACCCGACATCGGCCGAAGAATTCGTGCGAATTTGGCAGGCGAGCAAGGGCCCAACCGACGTTGCCCAGCAGATCGGATGGACAGCCAGAAGTTGCGCAGAGCGAGCATCGAGACTCCGGGCACGGGGAGTTCTACTTCGGTCATTCAAGCCGGTAAAGACGGACTACTCCATGCTCGCGAAGCTGGCCAAGTCTCTCGACAAGAACGGAAGCAAATGACCGAAGAAGCAGCAGTTCCGGTCCCGAAGAAGCGCCGCACCGCGGCGGAACTCCGCGCCTACCACCTCGCAGAGGCCAAGAAGGCCGAAGAGCGCGAGAAGATGGAAGTTCTACGGCTCGTCTCTGATGCGCACGACACACTGACGGAGTCCATGAGCCTCGAAGCACACAAGCCCCACGCCCCGGCCTTCCAGCAGGCACAGAAGATCCTGAAGGATATCATCGGCGTCTACACACCCAAGAAGTGATCCCATGGTCGCACCGAAGCTGTTCGAGTACCGGCTGCCCGCGCGGGACATCAAGGCCATCAACATCGGGTGGTTCCGGAACTCGGCCGAGATCCAACTCGACTGGCGCACGTGGATCGGCCAAGGCTACGACGGTATCCGCATCATCGGAGCGGGTATCGACCGCTCGCTGATTCACGGCAACCTGTACGACGGCACCGCGGTTGCGATCGGCCGGCATCCTGGGATTACACAGCTCGAGAATCTCTCGATCTACGCGGGCTTCTCGATGGGGGTTCAGTGTGGCGAGCAGAACCTCACGCACGAGCTCGTGCCGAAGTTCATGCTGAAGTACCTCGGCGTCAAGGGCTTCGTCACGCAGATCCCGGGTTTCGGGCGCACCAAATGGTGGGACTTCGGCTACCAGCGCGACGTCACCTTCGAAGACGTCGAGATCGATGCCATCCAGGCTTCCGAACACGGAAGCTACAGCCACGGCTTTGCGAAGCTCGGGCTCCATGCGAAGCGCCTGAAGTTCCGAGGTTCTGGCGCGCAGAACTTGAAGGTGCGGAGCTCGGCCGACGAGACGGCCTACGCCGGGCCGCAGGCGAAGATCCACATTGAGGACTCGACATTCCAGCGCTGGTTCCAGGAGTGGAGCGACCGCGGCGGCGGCGGCATCGTGATCGAGGGCGGCGCGGCCATCGTGGAGATCCAGGACTCGATCTTCCGCGGCGGGGGCGACTCCTCGCAGCACGCGCGCTGCATCATGCTCTCCTCCGAATCGAACTCGTACGACTGGGCCACGGGCAAGGTCGGCGTCGGTGCCGGCAACGGGCCGGTGACGCTGAAGCGTCTCGCAATTTCGGGCCGCGCGCCCGACTTCTGGGGGAACGAGCTCGTGCGTTGCGGCCGGAACGGGGGCACCCAACTCTCGGCCGCGTCCTTCCTCATGGAGGCCTGCGGAGGCTACGGGAAGAACATGATCGTGCAGCTCGGCCAGCTCCCGAAGGGGAAGGGCGTGATCCGAAGCTGCAACACGCCCGAGATCCGTGAGAAGTGTTCGCTCCTCGGCGGCATCGACGTGGACAGGGAAGCCGTGTGGCCTGGCCCGGCGCGGCTCGTGCCACTCAGTGAAGGAGTGGTCGTGTGAGCCGGGCAAGCGAAGAAAAGGCAAACATCGAGGCTGCCCAAGAGGCGATGAAGATCCTCAAGAAGCCCGGGGTCTACATCAGGGAGACCAATCCCGCCCTTGCCTCAAAGTTCAGGTATCAGGCAATCCTGCCGGGCGACTGGACCAGCTTTGAGTGTCGCGGCCTGACGGAGAAGAACTTGGACCTCCTCCTGACTTGGCGTGACGTAGTTCCGGATCCTCCCAGGCATCGCTGGATTGCTCGTGCAGAAACGAAGCCATGAAGAACCTCGCGCCGATCCTGTGGACACTCATCGTTTGCATCCTGATTGGCCTTTACGTCATCAATCCTCATAACCCTAGAACATCCGATCTGGCCGTCGCTCACGACACAGGGAAGAGCCTGCCGCTTCACCTGAGCGCTGCCCGTGGTCCCTCTCCCTCCTCATCCAAGGGCAGCGTTGGCGACGGCCAGTCTTTCACCCCCGGATCCGTGGATCCGCCTGACGATCCTACTCCTCCTCTACTGGGGGGCTCGGACGGGTCCGGGGGTGTCTTTCCGATCGACACGCGCGAGGAGATCGAGCCCGGCATGCTCCCCACCGTTGACGGTCTGTACGAGCTCACCGTGGCGCGCTTCATGGATGAGGAGTTCCTCGCGCTGACGCCCGCACGAGCGCGTGAGCTCCTGCCGGTCGACGACGAGATCCCCGACTCATCGCTTCCAGGCTCGCTCGTGCAGGCGCTCGGGATCGGCCTACCGACCTACGAGGACTGCGTGCGCGGCTTCCAGCGCCTCAGCGTCAAGCGGCTCCTGACGCAAGTGCAGACGCTCTCGCTCGCAGCGACCTCGCTCGAGATGACGCCGATTGAGCGACGCACGAAGGAGTTCACGGCCCGGCTCGAGGAGCTCGAGCGCAACCGCGCCACGCTCACGCTGGCGCTCATGCACGAGCTCGATTGCTCGACGGGATACAAGTCGTGGAGTTTGCTCTGGTCCGTCTATTCGGAATGGGTCAAGTGACAACTGAGTCCAAAGACCCGTTTTTGCGCGAGCAGCAACTCCTCCAGAAGGCGCGCGACGAGGCTTATGCGCGCGGCTTCAAGGAGGGTCTGGAGGTCAAACAAAAGAGCGTGACGTGCTTCGTACCTACGACCGACCTCCCCGACTCCAAGCTGGACGAGCTGGCCGTTGCGGCCAGGAAGGCGACGCCGGGACCGTGGCACTCTTCGCCTCATTGCGTTTGGGCCGGGGAGATCGAGCCCGGCCCGTTCGGCGGGCATGGGTTCATCTGCCAGACGTACAACGATGCCCCAATCGGCACGGCCGAGATCGCCAACGCGAAGCACATCGCCGCCGCCGACCCCACCACGCTCCTCGCGCTCGTCGAGGAGCTGCGGAGGAGGCGGAACGAACACTCGGCCATTCCGGCTGAGCCAGTCAAGGAGAACTAGATGCCCGCAAAGAAAGGCCGTCCCGTCATCGTTACAACCGCGCATCGCGGAGTCTTCTTCGGCTACGCCGTGAAGACCAGGGGCGACACGATCGCGCTTGCCAGCGCGCGCAACTGTCGCTACTGGTCCGCCGACATGGGCGGATTCATGGGGCTCGCCTCGATCGGTCCAAGCAAAGACTGCAAGATCGGTCCGCGCGTCGACATCGAGCTGCGCAACATCACCGCCGTTCTCGAAGTCGAGGCCGAGGCTGTCAAGCGTTGGGAGTCGGCGTCGTGAAGCTGACGGCAGAGATGCTTGACTTCGCCAAGCGGGCAGGGGCGTGTTCAGTGAAGTACAAGCCCGGCACGGAGATCCGCGATGTTCGATTCGAGGATCTCCTGTGGGTCGAAAGCGCCCTGCCGGAGACGGCTCGCGAACTCGCGCGCGAAGTGGACATGCCTCAACTCCTGCGCGGCGAGTTGCCGCTCTCATTCTTCTCCGGCG